TATGATGAAGTAAAAAACATATTAATTAAACACGACGCATTAGATAAAGATGCAGAGGACGCAGTTGAAATGGGAACAGTATTATATGATGAACTTTATGAATATTTCCAATCCGATATGCCTTATGGAGTACAGAAAGCAAGAGAAGGGGAGCCGGATATATGGATTGCAGATAGACTTGAAGAGTTAGGATTGTTAAAACAAGAATGATGGAAGATAAAGACATAAAGGAATATAATAAATTGATTAAGAAATTAGAAGAAGATAAATTCAAAAAAGAACAACAAGAACTTGATGAGAGTTATAAACAATCGTTAGCAAACAAAAAGGAACGTGATGATAAAGAAAAGTAACAAATACAAGTATATACAAGGTAAACAACTCACGGACCCCGGATCAGGGACCAGGATGTATGAGATCGGTAATTATAAATTACCGTCAGTGACTACTGTACTCGGCGCCACAAAGAATCAAGATTTTATAAAAAAATGGAAAGCTAAAGTTGGTGAAGAAAATGCAGAAAAAATAAAAAATCATAGTGCAAGTCGTGGAACTTGTATGCACAAATATCTAGAGCATTATGTTCTTGGAACTAACATCATAGATCTAACTCCCATAGGCCAACAAGCACGGCCCATGGCTGATAAAATTATTGAAGTAGGTCTAACGCCAGTAGACGAATATTATGGATCAGAAGTTATGTTGCACTATCCAGGGCTCTATGCCGGCGCTACAGACCTTATCTGCTCCCACAATGGTATGGAGACTGTCGTAGATTTTAAGCAAAGCAATCGACCAAAAAAAGAAGAATGGATTCAAGATTATTATTTACAAATTTCTGCCTACGCAATGGCCCATGATTATGTTTATGGGTCACAAATTAAACAAGGAGTTATAATGATTTGTACACCAGATCTTTATTACCAGGAGTTTAAAATTGAAGGAATACAATTAAGAAAATCTAAACATGAGTTTCTAAAAAGATTAGATATGTATAATGAACTACAGGGAAAATTATGTATAGATTAAAGGATAAATCATGACAGCTGCAATGGAATTAACATCAGTTACTTTATTTACAGCGCTTTGGATTTATTTACACTTAGGAGCAAATTTATAATGCCAAGAATTAAAGGAAGTGGGAAATATCCACTAAAATACACAAATCCAATAACAGGAGCCGTTTCAGACAATGCCCGGTATATAGATGAACAGGGAAACAAACGTAATGCCACTGCATCATTCTGTTTTGTTGAGGGGAAATGGGTTTCAATGCGGGATGCCCCACACAATAGAGAAACAAATAGAATATATCAAAATAGTAAACGAGGTTATATGTTAACTCTGCACAAGATGGCTAGAGCTCATTTAAAACAAAAATTAGAAAGAGGTAGACAAGTTTTAGGAGAAAATGAACTTATAGATTTTCCAAAGGAAGGTGTAAATCGTAAGAATCCTTTTATTGCACAAAAATTTATTAAACATTTTGATGAACAAGTAGCACATTATGGTTATAGATGTCCTTTGACTCATATTCCTTTTACAATGACTATGGCTAATAAAAAATTTGATATAAATAACCAAGTTAAAACTTTTTCCAATGTGTCTCCCGACCGTATCTTTAACAATATAGGTTATGATAAACAAAATACATTATTTACTTCCCAATTATGGAATTTAACAAAAGCTGAACGATCTCTTTTTGAATTACAAATAATTTTTAAACCTGAAATAATAGAACGGTATATAGCAATTATATTAGAACGATTTCCAGATCAAAGATACAAGATTAATGAGTTAGAGAACGGGGCGGAGCACCCTCAAGAGAGACGATAGGCTCTTAAGCTGTTAGGATGGCTTCTTACCCCTTTTCATCACGTCCTAGCAGCACCTATCATTACCCAATATTACTGGATCAAGAGGCATGGAACACGGACCATGGATCAATTAAGATGAATTGTGTTCTAATTGTGGCAAGATTAAGGCAGAATAAGGCAGAATCTAGGTGTCGCGGAAGTGTCGCGATTTGCATTTTACGCCATTCTAGGTGTCGCGATAGGTGTCGCGATTTGCTTCGAAGTGTCGCGATTTTAAAAGGAATGTGACAGATTGTCGCGATTGTGGACAGAATGTCGCACTTTTGGGGCTAGATTAGAATCATTCTAATGTATCGCGACACCTGGAGGCAAAATCGCGACACTTTTTATCGCATAAAACGACATCGCGACACTTTCGCGACACTACAGGTGTCGCGATGTTTTGGTCAATTGAAGCGCTTATACCAATGCTTCTAGGAGATAGGTCAAGCTTATTTACCAATCGCGACACCTTCCCAGATTTTTTAGCGCAAATAAATAAAAAAAATATAAATTACCCCTTTAGGTATCGCGATCCTATCTTGCCTTATTTCAGACACAATTGAATTACTTTTACCTTTACCCTGTCCGTACCTTTATTTTTGATATATAAAGCTTTTATGCCCAATAGAAAAAACAAATCTAGGAATTTAAACACCTATTCTAAACCTAAGTTGATAAAACAAGAGGCTACATTTCCATATTCAAGGTATAAAATTGATTGGTGTGATATTGTTACTGAAGGTGGTTGGGGTAGTGAAAAAGAATTTAAGAATATGAAACTGGCAACACCTGTAAGTGAAGGCTACCTATTTAGTAAAGACAAAGATACTGTAAAAATTTTTGCGGGTTATGATATTGATGATGATGGTACTATTACTTTTAGTGAACGTTCTGTTTTCCCGACTTCTTGTGTTCTGAAGATGACGAAACTTCATTAATTTCTTCTGATAATGCATCAACAGTCTTTATATTTAAAACCTGAGCGTAATCGTCTAGGATCTTTTTCATTTTTAATTCTATTTCTTCCTCTGACATATCTTCTAATTTCCCATGTTTTATTATTTTTCTGTCTATGTATAGTCCTGCTGCCTTGCCTCGAGATACTTCAGCGTTTACAGCAGAAGAGAAGCTACCTTTCTTTAAAGCAGCTACCTTAATTCTATCTAACTCCGCTAAATGTTTATCATAAGTAACTTCATGTTTAGCTAATCTCTCCTGTTTAAGAGAATCTACATATTGTACTACTAATGGAGATAGTCTGGGATTCAATAATTCTGAGCCTTCTTGTCTACATCTTTTATGACTGTAGCCTGCTAGCTTAGCTGCATCTGATTGAGACAACGGTCCCTCTTCATCACCGAATACTATAAACTCGGCAAATCTCTTTTGCATTTCTGTTAATCTTTTTGGAACTCCCATGTTGACAGTTTAGGGTAACTTTGATATAAAGTCAAGATATGAAAGATGATTTTAGACCAAGCGCTGCACAACCAAATCCCCCTAAAGACAAACGTACATACACAAAACATAAAGAACATGGAGAAGATATGAGTCATGAAAATGAAAGGCCTCATACAAATGAGCCTAGAGAAGATAGAGGAGCGTTAGATTTAACCTTCCTTATTGAAGAGCATCAAAAACAAATCTGGGCTTATAAACAGAAAGAATCTGAATGGATTAAAACTGATAATATATTACAAGGTTCTAAAAAAATTATAGAAGAGTTAAGCACTAAGATAGTAGGTTTAGCTAGACGCACTCAAGAGTTAGAGTATGATAATAATACTTATAAAAAAGAAATAGAAAAACTTCTTGCAAAAACTAAAAAATGAGAGTAAGAGATTTACAAGAATTTTTATCTAAATTTACCGAGAATAAAAAAGACGGAACTCGTCAAGGTAATGCTATGAGTGATGCTGTCATCATGGTAGAGATCAATGGATTCTTAGAAGAAATTAAAAAAATGGAAGTCCACGAAAACAATCAAACAATAATTGGGTTAAGTAAAAACCACCAATCTCATCGTCTAGTTTTGAAAACAAAGACCGATAGAAAGATAATTATTCCAGATAAATTACGTGATGCACTCTAGTATTTGCATGACATGGTTACTCTAAAAAACATATGGGCCCAGAGGCTAAATTATACCAAAAACTTAAAAAGAATTTTAAAGAATTTTCTCTCATTAGACTTGAGAATCTTAGCTTACTTGGTACTCCTGATCTATTGGTCTACAATAATAATAGCCACTTCTTCACTATCGAATTAAAAGTTACAAAGAGTAAGAAAGTTCGTTTTTCTCCACACCAAATTGCCTTCCATTTAAGACATCCTAACAATACATTTATCCTTATAGAGGCCCGCGGTCCGTGGTCCTCTAATACTTATTCCATGTACCGTGGTTCACGGATCAGGGAGCTTGCTGCTTGTGGCTTGAAGCTTGAAGCTTGCTGCTTGGGGCTTGATGCTTGCCGCTTATATTTTTCTAAGCTCGGTGCTTGAGGCTTGGTGCTTGAGGCTTGCAGCTTTGGTCCCTGGTCCACGGGCCCTGAATATAGGAGCTCGAGACTTCCTCGGTCTAGGTTCCGTATTCTCTGGATTATGACGCTGGCACCAGCCGGTGCTATTTTTAAAAAACCACATTATAAATTATAACCTGGAGCCATCTTTAATGGAATATATAAAATTAAAGATGTAACGCTGACAAGGCTGCTCCAGATTATATTCCCGAAGGAATTTTTTTTAGTGTTTACCATAACTAATATTTGAAATGTCTTTATTCCAGCAAGCCCGGCACTCTTTACACTTGCCGCCCTGCGTTGGAGCTGGACAACTAGGCGCGCCATCTGTCACTACTGTTGACGTATGACTCCAGGCTTTTGGCGCTGGTCCGTCGACCTTGGACCCTGATAGTCTGATCACCATATTATCCGGAACCGCTTCAGGGTCTGGGAGGTAAGGCCGCTCTTGTGTGGGCATCCAGTGCTTTACGTGAGGCGTTAATCTTGCAACTTCTAAAATATTAGCCATATGCTCGTGGCTCTGTACATCGCCGGCGTCGTGCCATCTAAACCATTTTTGATTTTTAACTTTTGCAACCATCGCTTCAACCCATAACGGATGAGTGAGTGAGTTGAGTCTTACATATTGCGCTGCTTTGATAGCCGGGTATCTTGTATAATTACCCTTTAATGCATAGCAACCAAAACACGGTGAGCTTTCAACCTTCCGAAGTTTAGCGCCCGTTTGGCATTCCCATGCTGGTAGTGAGTAACTTAAGCCCGGCATTTTTGAGGTTTTTGTGAATGAGCCCGTAATCTTTAACGCATCTTTTATTAACATTTTATTCTCCTGTATAATTAATAGTACTATTTAATTGTGTCCGAATTAAGGCTTGCCGCTTGATGCTTGACGCTTGAAGCTCGGGCCCTGGTTCCTGGCCCGTGGAGCTTGAAGCTTTTAAAAAAGCGCTCGCAGCTGGCAAGATAGGCCCGCGGCAGGTATCTATGATCTTGTAGAAAGTAATGTGTAAGATCTCTATGTTTAATTCTTTTCATTAGTTTAAATCCTCCTTCCTGGATCCAGCGGTTACGACTCTTAGAGAATAAGATCTAAATAGATTCTCGTCCCATTTTTTAATAGAAGGGATTCTTTCCTCCATTTTTCCTCTGATCAGTTTCCAATCGTCATCGCTCATGGTTTTTACAAATTGCGTATATTGTTCTTTGGTATATTTACCCATTTTATTCTCCTGTATGTTTATTTATTATATAGTATTTAATTGTGTTCATATTAAGGCTTGCCGCTTGGCGCTTGAAGCTTTTATCCCTGGCCCGTGGGCCGTGGCCTATTTGGCCACCTCCTCGTGTGGTAATCTTGTTTCGTCCCATTTGCCGCCCAAACGCTCAGGTTTATCCTCATCCCATACGCCCTGTACA